CGGCAGATGCTGGAGGTCCTCGGGATCCAAGACGCGGACGACATCATCAAGCTGCCGGTCGAGATTAAACCGAAGGCCCCGGTCACCGAGAACATGGCACTCCTCAAGCAGGAGCCGGTCAAGGCCTTTGCGTACCAGAATCACGAGGCGCATATTCAGACACACATGGCTGCCATGCAGGATCCCAAGATCATGCAGCTGGTTGGCCAGTCGCCGTTTGCGTCGGCTATTCAGTCTGCGATGATGTCGCACATCACCGAGCACGTCGCCTTGATGTACCGTAGTCAGGTTCAGCGCAAGCTCGGGGTGGAGCTGCCTGATCCGGAAGCGCCGCTTCCTGATGACGTCGAGTTCGAGCTGTCGGGGCTCGTTGCGGAAGCCGCACAGAAGCTGCTCCAGCAGGACCAAGCCGAAGCGAAGCAGGCGGAAGCCAAGAAGCAGGCCGAAGACCCCCTTACGCAGATCCAGCAGCGCGAGCTGGCGATCAAGGAGATGGAGCTGAAGCACAAAGTCGAGATGGACAAGGCCAAGCTGGAGCTGGAGAAGACCAAGGCTACGGAGAACGCCGACCTGCAGGAGCTGCGTATTCGGTCCGAAGATCGACGCGCCGGGGCGCAGCTTGGGGCACGGTTGGCGGCCGAACTGGACCGGGCGCAGCGCAAGGACAAGCTGGAGGGGGCCAAGATCGGGCTCGCTATCGCCAAGGAGCTGAACGCGGACGCCGTAGCGGCTACGAGCGCGCTGGATAAGGGCAGGAAATGAGTCGGGGCGACTTCGAGCTGGACATAATCGCCTACCTGCAGCGAACGGCCGGGGAGCATAAGGCATCCATAGAGGTGTTTTTGGCTAATGGCGGCGCGCAAACACCGGAGGCGTACTGGCAGAGTGTGGGAAAGTACTCCGCGTGGAACGCAGTACTCGACGAGCTCGCCACTATCGAAAAACAGTATATTGCACAGTAACGTGGTTTTTGGTTAGTATCTGTGTATTCGTGAACGGTTCACGCAAGGTTCTGTGGTCCTCAACCGCTGCATAGGTATAGAATGTACGCTACACCAAACACTGATGACCCTACGTTGGGCGATGCTGCCCTGCAGGCCAAACTACCCAAACCGACAGGGTACCGCCTGCTCATTGCGATCCCGGAGATCAAGGAGAAGACCGACGGCGGCGTGTTCATGCCGGACGGCCTTCGGTCGGCCGAAGAGACGGCGTCCATCATCGGGTTCGTCTTGAAAGTTGGTACTGCGGCTTACGCAGACCCCACCCGATTCCCCGATGGAGCATGGTGCAAGGAAGGCGATTTCGTCATCTTCCGTTCCTACTCCGGCACTCGGTTCAAGGTGCACGGGAAAGAGTTTCGCATCATCAACGACGACACCGTAGAAGCGGTGGTTTCTGACCCACGGGGGTACACACGCGCATGACTGACGACATCAACACGGGCGGAGACACCGCCGTGGACGACATGAACAACGCCGTTCTGGCTGACGATAGCGACTTCGACGTCGAGATCGTGGACGATACGCCCGAGAAGGATAAGGGCAAGCCCCGCCGCGCCGAGGGCACCGATCCGCAGATCCCGGACGACGACGAAATCGCGCAGTACGGGGAATCCGTGCAGAAGCGCATCAAGCAGCTTCGCTACGAGTACCACGAGGAGCGGCGGGCCAAAGAAGAAGCCGCACGTGCTCGCGAAGAGGCTATCCGGTACGCCGAGTCGGTGAATCAGGAGAACCAGCGCCTGCAGCGGATTCTGTCCGAGGGCGAGGGCGTCCTCGTGCGGGAATCTAAAGGCCGCCTCCAAGCCGAGCTCGACCGTGCGCGCCGAGCGTACCGCGAAGCGTACGAAGCTGGGGACACCGACAAGGTGCTCGAAGCCCAAGAACAGATCTCCCAGTTGCAGCATGAGCGGATCCGGCTGGAGTCGTATCGCCCGGCTCCGCAGCAGCAGCAGCAGCAGCAGCAGCAGTATCGGCAGCCGCCGCAACAGCGACCTCAACCGCAGGCCCCTGCCGTCGCGACTCCTCCTCCGGAGGCGCAGGCGTGGGCGGCCAAGAACACGTGGTTCGGCCGCGATGAGGAGATGACCGGATTTGCTCTGGGCGTTCACGAGCGCCTCGTGAAGAGCGGCGTTGCGCCGAACTCGCCAACGTACTATACTCAGATCGACGCCGCGATGCGGAAGCGTTTCGCGGACAATTTTGGCGACGACACGGTAGAGGTTAGCGTACCGTCCGCTCGTCCGTCAGGTAACGTGGTAGCTCCTGCGAGCCGAGGCTCGAAAAAACCGCGCCAAACTGTGCAGCTGACCAAGTCCGCAGACGATATCAGAAAGCGGCTCGGACTGACTCGCGAGCAATACGCCGCGCAACTCATGAAGGAACGCACCTATGGCTGATCGAACTCCCCGAGACCTCAACACGCGCGAGCATACGCAGCGCAAGAAGGGCTGGTCGCGGCCGTCCATGCTTCCGACCCCCACGCCCCGGGCCGGGCTCAAGTTTCGTTGGATTCGCACTTCCCTGCTGGGGAACAGCGACAACCCCAACGTCTCGTCCCGATTCCGGGAAGGGTACACGCCCGTGAAGGCGGCAGACTTTCCGGAGCTCAAAGTCATCCCCGACATCGATTCCCGGTTCAAGGGCAACATCGAGGTCGGCGGCTTGATGCTCTGCAGTATCCCCACCGACGTCGCGCAGGAGCGCGTTGATGGTCAACTCCACCAAGCGGCGAATCAGATCGACGCGGTTGACCGGAACTACCTGCGTGAAAATGATCCGCGTATGCCCGTGCTTCGGCCCGAGCGCTCTACGCGCACCTCGTTTGGCAAGTGAGCAGACTCACCTGATGTCTGTGATCCCGCCTCTGGAAACCTGTAGATAGAAGGAGAAGGCAAATGTCTTCCACTGCTGCTCCCTTCGGTCTGCGCCCGATTGGTCGTCTGGACAACGGTTCGCAAGAAGTGTTCCGCCAGTATCCCATCGCTTCGGGCTACGCAGCGAATGTCGCCGTTGGCGACATCGTTCAGCTCGTTGACGGTGGTACCGCCACGACCATTCAGAAGCAGTCCGGCACCGGAGACGCCACCACCGCACTCGATATGGTGGGCGTCTTTGTTGGTTGTTCGTATACGGACCCCAACACCAACCAAGTCGTGTACAGCCAGCTCTGGCCGACCGGCACCGTCGCGTCTGACGCGATGGCGTATGTTGTCGATGACCCGAATGTTCTGTTCGCCATCCAAGCGGATGGTGCGCCGACCAACACGGGCGACATCTACGGCAAGAACGCGCTGCTGGTTCAGACCGCACCGAACACTTCGCTGAAGATTTCGCGTGTGGCGCTGGATATCTCGACGCTCGCCACCACCGCTACGTATCCGATCCGCGTGATCGACTACCTCGGCGGCGACAAGGGCGACGAGAAAGGCACGTCCTACCCGATTCTGGTGTGTAAGTTCAACAACCACCAGCACACTTCCACCACTGGCTCTTCGTAAGGAGGAATGAGAGATGGCTATTTCTCGCGCACAACTCCTGAAGGAGCTTCTCCCGGGTCTGAATGCCCTGTTCGGTCTTGAGTACAAGAAGTACGAGAACGAGCATTCGGAGATCTACGAAACCGAAAACTCGGAGCGCAGCTTCGAGGAAGAGGTGAAACTCTCGGGCTTCGGCGCTGCGCCGGTCAAACCCGAAGGTTCGGCGATCTCCTACGACAACGCGCAGGAGTCCTTCGTCGCTCGTTACAACCACGAAACGGTTGCAATGGGCTTCTCCATCACCGAAGAGGCGATGGAAGACAACCTGTACGACTCGCTCTCGGCGCGCTACACCAAAGCGCTGGCTCGCGGTATGGCGTACACCAAGCAGGTCAAGGCAGCGTCGCTGCTGAACACGGGCTTCGACACCTTCAACTCTGGCGATGGCGTCACCCTGTTCAGCACCGCGCACCCGACTGTCGCTGGTGGCACGAACGCAAACCGTCTGGCTACCGACGCCGACCTGAACGAGACCTCGCTCGAACAGGCTGTTATCGACATCGCTGCGTTCGTGGATGAACGCGGCCTGCTGATCGCAGCCCGTCCGCGCAAGCTGATCGTTCCCCCGGCCCTGATGTTCGTGGCTACCCGCCTTCTGCAGACTGAACTGCGGACCGGCACCGCCGACAACGACATCAACGCGCTGAAGTCGAACGGGTCGATCCCGGAAGGCTACCGTGTCAACCACTACCTGACCGATGCGGACGCCTTCTTCATCACCACCGACGTTCCGAATGGCATGAAGCACTTCGTGCGTACCGCCATGCAGACCGGGATGGATGGGGACTTCGACACGGGCAACGTCCGCTACAAGGCCCGCGAGCGCTACTCGTTCGGTGTCTCGGACCCGCTCGGCATCTTCGGTTCGCCGGGTGCCTGACGGAGTTCTGTACTCCCACTGGAAAGGCCCGCTTCGGCGGGCCTTTCTTTTTGTCTTGCGATGATGTACCGTCAGCGAAAGGGCCTCACTCAGCCATGCAGACAGGACTACGCCCTTCCTGACGTTGCATAGACTGTATGGCGAATCCTTGTGCAAAGGGTACTACAATGGCTTCGACTACTTTCTCCGGCCCGGTAACTTCGACCGCTGGTTTCATCTCCGGCTCTGGCTCGCTGGTGTCGGCCACGGCCGCCACGCTCACCTGCACTTCGGCGTCTCACGCTGGTCGGACGGTCGTTCTGGACCGTGCCGCAGGTATTGCGGTGACGCTTCCCGCTGCGACCGGCTCCGGCAACAGCTACCGCTTCTTTGTCGCGACCACGATCACCTCGAACTCGACCACCGTGAAAGTTGCTGACGCGACTGATATCATGGCGGGCGTCGCCATCGTCGCAAACGACAGCGATGCCTCGGCTTCGATCTTTGAGACGGCCGCCGACAGCGACACCATTACCTTCAACGGCACGACCACTGGCGGTGTCAAGGGCGCTACTATTGAGCTGCAGGATGTCGCCTCGAACCTGTGGTCCGTCCGCGTCGTTGGTGCTGCAACCGGCACCGAGGCTACGCCTTTCTCGGCCACCGTGTCGTAAGGGGGCTGAGTCGTGGGTAACCTGAACAGCAAAGTCCAAAACAATGGAGCGGCAAAAGCCGCTCCTGTAAAGCCTGCGGCGAAGAAGGCCTCTGCAAAGAAGGAGGGCTAATTCATGGCTGACGAATATGATGTCAACTCTAAGCGCCTGACTGGTACAGGCGCGGTCTCCATTGGCCGCGCTCGTATCCGTCAGGCAGTCACGACTGTGTCGGGCGCGGGGCGCTTGACGCTGACCTCCGGTAACGGCGGGGCAACGAAGATCGACTTGGATTTTGCGGCGGCAGGTACATACGACATCTTCATCCCCGGAAACGGCGTCCTCTTCGAGGCCGACCCGTATATTTCGGCGGCAACAAACGTCACAGCCGTGACTTTGTTCTGGTCGTAAGGAGCACTGAATGGCTCGGGAGATATCATCCATATCTCGGTTTGGTCTTACCGAGCCCTTCGAACTTCAAGTGGCTCGTGGGCAGATCACCGCGCACCGGAGCGTCGTTGTGTTTGGGTATAACCCGGACGTAGACACTACTCGTGTTACTGTGTGGCCGTACACTGGAATCATCCCGCTGCCTGCAGCTGCGCTCCAGATGAAGGTCAGCTCATCCGATGCCAACGACACTGCCGCAGGAACAGGGGCGAGGACCGTCTATGTGGCTGGCCTTGATGCCAACCACAACGAGATTGAAGAGATCGTCACCCTGAACGGCCAGACA